ATTTACTTTGTATCTACCTAAAGGTAGATAAGACAAAGTAAATAATGGTCAGACCATTATTGGCTTTACGCTTGGAAGCGTAGCCATAATGTCTTCCCAATGAGCCAACCCTTCCGCCCCTTCCGCCGCCGCGCCGGCCAGCCGCCGATCACTAGGCGTCCCGAGTCGCCGTGGGCTAGGGCGTGGCGTCTGTCCCCCGAGCGGATGAGGCAGCACATTGGCCAACTGAACAACGCCCGGACGGCCAAGTCGGAGGAAGCCGCCCAGCTCGTCCAGGCGGTCATCAACCTGATCCCCGCCGACAAGGGCTACCGCGCCCACGAACTCCGAGACCTGTTCGCCGGCGAGTGGGGACGGTGCTACGACGAGCCTCTGACCAAGAAGGACGCCTGGAACAAGATTCGCAAGGCCATGCGTCATGGGATGCTGGGTCGGGATGACAACGGTTTGATATTTCCACGGCACGGGTAGGCGGGTTGACTTGTTCACAGGTTAGGCACATTGGTGGCTGTGTGGTCAACTTTGAAGAACAACCAGAGGAACTAGAAACCTTCGTAGGCGAACTGGCGGAACTCCGTCGTATCGCTGGACTGAACATCGTCCGTGCCGCCGACATCCTTGATCGGCATCAAGACGAGGAGGTGGCCAAACTTTTAATTCACGAAGCAGCCGTTATGCTGACCGTGGTTAGCAAGGTTGAATACCTTCTGGGGGTAGACCCTCCAGAAAACACCGATGCCAATCTATGACGAATACCAAAGGTTCTGGAAGCGGCTTTCCAAAGTGGAAAGGGCGGCGTTGGAAGCGGCTGGCTTCAATCCCCATCGACCCGAAGACGCTGGAGTCCCTTTCGCGCATCGGTATTTTTCTGGTGAACCCTCTGATGGTGGTGACGTCCTCGGAGGACCGGGTGGCGAAGAAAACTTTGTCCAAGGCGGTTGGGGTCAAGGCTACGATATCAACGAAGTGCAAGCGGCACAATGGCGGATGCGCGAAAGGGAGGAAATCCAAGTGAGCAATCGAACTTTCACGCAGGACGAGGTGCTGGACATTCTCCGCAAGGTGATTGCCGTCATTGACCTGTCGACCCATGCGGAAGTACGGCTGCACGGAACCTGCATCAAGCTTGCCCTTGGCATCCCCGATCAACCGACCATGACAGCCTTGGCCAATCAGCACAGCCTGACCCGAGCGGCGATATCGGCGCGGGTAAAGACCATCCAGCGTAACCTAAAGCTGCCTCCGTCGCTGTACATGAAGTCCGACGCAGCTTGCAAGAAGCTCTCCAACGCTCGGAGGAAGAAACTTAAGTGAGTTCCGATAAGCCTCGACCCATTGACCTTGCCGGCCGCTTCGGTGTCACCAAGCAGGCCATCAACAAGTTTATCCAAGCGGGGATGCCCATCGACTCAATCGAGTCCGCCGAAGCCTGGTACATGGCAAGGGGTGCCGGTCGCATGGGTTCCACTGTCCGACCCGATAAGGACTTCAATGAGACCGTGGAGCGTCAGCGCGAATTGAAGGCTCTGGCCTACCAGCAGTACCTTGACGACCTAGGTAGTAACTCGCCAGACGCCAGCAAATCCTATGCGACCTACGACAAGTTGGTGAAGACGCTAGTAACGCTGGAAAAGGAACTCCAAGCCCGACAGATTGCCAGCCGTGAGTACATTCGTACTCAGACCGCCATCGAAAGGTTCGGGCGAGTGTTCGCGCAGGTTCGTGAGGAGGCTACTCAGCTCGGGACGAAACTGGCGTCGAGGGTCAACCCTGACAACCCAGGCCGTGCAATGAAAGCCATCGACGACGAAGTTAAGCGAATGCTTGAGCGTCTGTCCGCTGCCGCTGGCTACGCCGAGCAGGCGGTCGTGAAGGAAGCAGACACGGAAGACCCGACAGAGGTTGAGGGCGACGAGGATTCCGTCGACGAAGTCGAGTGATCATCGACCCTCATACAATCGATACTTTCGAGGCTCACATCCGTGCGATGATGACGCCCGACCCCGAAGGCGACATCGTGCAATGGCTGGAAGCCAACGTGCGTGAGGTGCCAGGCTCTCCGCAGCCCGGGCCGTTCCGAGTGGAGTCCACTCCGTTCCTTGCTCCCATCCTACGGGCGTTGACCGACCCAGAGATTACCACCGTCGTCGTGCTTGGAGCGGTGCAGATGGGCAAATCATCTCTGCTGGAACTGTGGTCGACTTTTATCCCTGCCCGTTCGCCTGGGCCGACCCTGCTCTTGCAGGACGTCGACGACAACGCGCAGGACTGGCAGAAAGATCGCCTACGTCCAATGTGGGAAGCCACGCCGGCTACGCTGTCCAAGATGGAGGACTCCGAACGCAACCAATGGAAGAAGACCCGTTTCGAGCGTAACACCGTCTGGGTGCTGGGTGCGAACAACAAGAAGAACCTTCAGCGTCGTTCCATCCGATTCCTCGGCGGTGACGAAGTCTGGCTTTGGCCCAAGGGTCACTTGAACGAAGCCCTTGCGCGTCGCACGGCGTTCATCTGGCAAGGCAAGTCGCTGCTTGTCTCGCAGGGCGGCGTCGAAGGCGACGACATTACCGACCTGTGGAACCAGTCCGACCGCCGGGAGTGGACGTTCAAGTGTACGCAATGCGGTACGCGCCAAGCCTACGAGTGGGAGCAACTGATCTACCCCGAAGACGCACGGGAGCCGAACGGCTGGAACCTCGACAAGGTCAAGGCCGGTTGCACCTACGAGTGCAAGTCGTGCAAACACCGTTACAAGGACTCCTTTGAGGTTCGCGCCGAATTAAACTTGTCGGGCGAGTACACGCCCATGAATCAGAACGCTCCCAAGGGGGTTGTTGGATTCCATTGGAACTCACTCTGCGCTCAATGGGGTCTAGACTGGGGCAAGCTCGCCGAAATGGCAATCCGTGCCAAGCAGGCTTTCGAGGAACACGGTGACGATGTCGCCCGTCGTGAATTTAAGCAGAAACGTCTGGCCCTCTCTTGGTCTGATGATCCAGACGATGGCGGTGGAGAAGTCATGCCTCAGGGCTACAAGATGCTCGACGAATGGGATGCCGAAGCGTTCATGGTCGATAGCAAGCTCGCCGAACCGCCGTTCAAGGACGAGTACAAAAAAGCCAAACAGTACGCACGGCTCCGCTTCATGGCGGTCGACGTGCAGCGTAAAGGATTCTACTGGGTAGTCCGTGCCTGGGCATTGGACGGAAAGTCCCGCATGGTGCAGTGGGGCTACTGCGAGACCGAAGATCAGTTGCGCGAAGCCCAACGCAAACTAGAGGTGGCCGACTTCTTTGTCTTTGTCGACTCCGGCGACGGACCCAACACCGACACCGTTTACCGTATGTGTGCAAAGTACGCATGGAACGCCACCAAAGGTTCTGGCCAGAATGAGTTCCCTTGGCGTATCCAGACGCCCTATGGCATCAAGGTGGCCTATCGCCCATACGCCCGTGCGAAGGTAATCCAAGTCGGCCAGACCTCCTGCAAACTTTACCTCTTCTCTAATTTGTACTTCAAGGACTCCATCTCCCGCTTACGCCGCGCCGGGCATCACACTTACCCAGAGGACGCCGGCGACGAGTACCGTAAGCAGATGCAGTCGGAGCATCGCACCCGCCAGGCGAACGGTCAGGCCATCTGGTTACCCATTGGCGACCGTGCTAACCACCTATGGGACGCCGAGATCATCGGGATGCTGCCGGCCCTTATGGCCAAGCTCATCGGGCGCGGCAAGAACCGCAACGGTAAGCCGGAAGACCGTAAGCCTGAGGAAAAACCAGTGGAGGAAGAAACCGCTTGACGGACATCATACCAGCAGTAGAGTTAATCCAAGCCGTCTGGCCCTTCTGGAAAAACCACGGGTGGCTCTTGTGGATCGTACATGGGTTGGGTCAGACGGCCCCTTTTACACGGGGCTAAACGCAAATGGCACGACCCCAAGGTATCTTCCTTATTTTCGACATTTGCGACATTCTTGAGATTGTTGACAAGGCGAAGGAATTGCTGAAGCAGGGTAAGACCATGATGGAGTACTCCGATTCGGGTACCTCCGTGGTAAAGCAGTTCCCGATGGACATCTCCACCGTCTTGGTGGAATGCCGCTACGCGCTGATGGTTAAAGACCCCCAGACCTACGGTTCAGTCGACCGTGTCCGGGTAATCAATATGCTCAATAACTTCCGAGGATTCTGATGAAACCGAAAAAGCCGAGCAAGCCTGCCGTACCGCAGGTTAAGAAACCCAAGACGCCGAGCGTAGCCCGTAACACGGCACCGCAGAAGCAGGCGTCGGGGGGAGGCTCTGGCCCGGGCATCTTCTCGAATTTCGAGTCCGCCAAGTTCAGCAACAAGCGTTCTTGGATTTGGTCGTCTTGGCCGCAGGACTTTAAGAAGACCATGACGGTCTTCGACCGCATGGAGACCACGCGCAAGATGCGCTGGCTGGAACTCAATGCGGGTCTTATCCGACAGGTGCTGGCCGACATGGCCTTGTACACAGTCGGCAACGGCATCAAGCCCCAGGCACAGTCTGGCGACGAGATGTGGGATGACTCCGCCGAAGCCTACTTCAAGCAATGGGCAGCTCGCTCTTGTGACATTACGGGACGTTTCTCGTTCTTTGAACTCCAGCACATTTGCTGCCGACTGATGGATCGTGACGGAGAGTGCTTCATCATCAAGACCCGTGGACCCGGTGGCGAACCCCGCCTTCAGGTCATCGAGTCTCACCGTGTCGGCAATTCGTCCAACAACGAAGTTCCGCCTGGCATGGTCGACGGTATCCTTTTTGGACCCTACGGTCAGCCTATCTCATACAACGTAATCCGCTCTGACGGCTCCAGCCGCCTAGTGCCAGCCAATGCGGTAATTCACTTGTTTGAGCCGGAACTCGCCTCGGGTGCGCGGGCTTATAGCCCCCTCCAGCACTCGATCAATAACTTGGTCGATATGCTGGAGATTCTTTCGCTGGAGAAACTGGCGGTCAAGACCTCGTCAGACATCACGCGCACAATCAGCCGTGAGAATCCGAACTTCGACGGTACGCAGTCCGACTTTGAAGCCTTTGGCATGAAGCCGCAGGACTACGGCGACGGTATGACCGACCCGAGCGAGGCTTCGACATTCCTCGGAGGCAAGGTGCTGGCTCTGGCTCCCGGAGAAAAGCTGGAATCCTTTGAGTCGAACCGTCCGAACAAGACCTTCGACGGATTCATCGAACACCTTGAGCGCGACTCTCTGGCGGGTATGCTCCCGTATGAGTTCGTGGCCAATCCGACAAAGGCCGGCGGAGCTGTCATGCGGTTCGTGGTCGCCAAGGCTGATCGCAAGTTCTCGCACCGACAGGCCATCATGGTGCAGCGTTTCCTGACGCCGGTCTGGGGCTACATCATTGGTTCCGCCATTAAGGACGGTTTCCTACGCTCCACCGAAGCCTGGACGAATGTTTCTTGGACGACTCCTCGCAAGGTTACCGTAGACGCTGGACGTGACTCTCAGCAGAACCGTCAGGACATCGAGTCTGGCCTCAAAACCCTTACGCAAAACTATCTGGAAGAAGGCGAAGATCCGAAGGAACAGATGCGTTCCAACGCCGCCGAAAAGCGTTACCTTCTCGACCTCGCCAAGGAATTCGACGTTCCTCTCTCAATGCTCTACAAGCCGCAGAACGTGGCTCCAGCAGACATCAACGCATCGGTTGCAGACGAAGAGCCGGCCAAAATGGACGACGGCGCGAAGATTGTCGAAGACGACGTTGACCCCGACGACGAAGAAACCTTCAAAAAATAATCCATGTATTCCCTTTCTAACGCATTCAAGACTTTCGCGCCGATGCTTATCGAGCCGGCGAAGGCCAAGGCTTACCTCGAAAAAGTGGCCAACCTTTCCCCGACCGAACTAAAGGCGGGCGACGATTTGGAAGACATGATGGAGATGCTCTTCGGCCCCAAGCCCTGCATGATCAAGTCGGGCGACCTTGCCATCATTCCCGTCAAAGGCGTGATTGGCTCTGGCCTCACCGAGCTGGAAAAGATGATGGGTGCCACGGACGTCGAAGACATCCAAGAGATGCTCGAAGAAGCCGAGCGTGACCCGGGCGTCGAAACCATCATTTTCGACTTTGATACGCCTGGCGGCACCGTCACTGGCGTCCCCGAAATGGCTGCTCGCATCCGCGCTTGCAAGAAGCGTACGGTTGGCTGGACCTGCAAGCAGTCCTGCTCCGCTGGGATGTGGCTGATGAGCCAGTGTGACGAGGTCTTCGTGTCCCCGTCATCGGTCGTCGGATCCATCGGGGTGTATATCCCAATCTACGACATGAAGGCGGCTTACGCCGAGGAAGGCATCACCGTTGACCTTATCAAGGCCGGCTGGGCAAAGGGGGCTGGCTACACCGGCACCTCGATGACCCCCGAGCAGCGGAAACTCTTCCAAGACGACGTCGACGAAATGCACAAGTGGTTCATCATGGACATCAAGTCCGTCCGTACCTACGCCGACGAAGCCGATATGCAAGGCCAGTGCTGGTCTGGCAAGAAGGGAGCGGAGAAGAATCTCGTCTCTGGCCTGATGAATACTTTCGACGATCTGCTCATGGCAATCGACCCCGAGGAATACGCCATTTACGAACGTGCCGAGAAGCAGGTTCCCGTTGGCGGTCCGTCCAATTACGCCCAGGCGGCTGATGTGTCCCCCGAGCAGGGCGACAAGGACGAAGCGGCCCCAATCTCCGACGACGACAAGAAAAAGAAGAAAAAGAAGAAGAAGAACCCGGACGGTACGGATTCCGAAGAAGATGAGGACGAAGAGATGCCCAATCAGGAATGCCCCCCTATCGATACCGACGGAAAGCCCAAGGCTTGACACTTGGCTAAACCCAAGATGACGCTCGAAGAACGCCTTAACTCGCTGAAGGAAGCCTTTACTGGTAAGACCGCCGAGGTCGAAGCCAAGGCCAGCGAAGTTGCCTCCCTCACCGCCAAGGTTGACGAACTCACCGCTGCGATGTCCGCCAAGGACGCTTCGCTCGCCGAGTTCACCGCCAAGGTCGATGACCTTTCCGCCAAGCTCGCCGCCGCCGATGAACTTCGTGCGAAGGCCGAAGCCCAGGCTGCGACCATTACTGCCTCGCAGGAAACTGCTGGCAAGAAGGCCGCTCAGATTGCCGCTTCGGTCGGCGTCAGCCCCCTTGAAGTCACCCCCTCCGAGGTCGCCGCTACTTCCAAGAGCGACGCCGAGATCTCCGAGGAGTGGGTGGCTCTTAAGCAGAAGGACGGCAAAGCCGCTTCCGATTTCTACAGCAAGAACCGTCCGGCCATCCTCCGCGCCGCCGGCCTTCGCTGATTCCCCTCTCCCCCTAACCTAACTCCCTACTATGTCTAACAGCATTGGTGGTTTGACCCTCCAGCTCGTCGCTGAAGAGTCCCTCCGCACCCTAGTCCCCGAACTCGTTCCCCTGACCGAGATCGCCGTTACCGATTTCGGTAACTACGTCGCCGAGCGCGGCACCACGGTCCACACCCGTTATGCCTCTGCTTTCTCCGCCACGACCTTCAACCCGGCTAACGGCTTCGTTCCTGCGGACGCCACCTCGACGGACGTCCCTGTGACGATTGCCGACCTGAAGTATGTCGACGTCGCTTTCACCGATTACGAAGCGTCCACCCTTAGCCTGGAACGCCTCCGTCGCCTCTTCTTCGCTCCGATTGCCAACGCCGTCCAGAAGTCCCTGTTCGACGAAGTGCTGTCCAAGGTGACCGCCGCTAACTTCAGCACGACCGCTTACTCGGGCCTCATGGCCGACTTTGACCGCAAGGCCGTTGCCTCTGCTGCCAAGAACCTGACCAAGGCCAACCTGCCTCACCTCGGTCGTAAACTCCTCCTCAGCCCCGACGCCCTCGGTCAGCTCGTTCAGGATCCGTCCGTCGCCCAGACCTTCTCCTACGGTAACAGCGATGTTATCCAGAAGAACGCCATCAGCAAGGAACTCCACGGCTTCAGCGTCTCCGAGTACAACGGTTTCCCTTCTTCGGGTACCGCTTTCGACGAAGGTCTCAACGGCGTCGCTTCCTGCAAGGAAGGTCTCGTCATCGTGACCCGTGTTCCTGCTACCCCCACCACGGGCGGTGGCGAACAGATGGTCGTTCAGGATCCGGACAGCAAGTTCTCCTTCGCTCTCCGCTACTGGTACAACTGGCAGGCCGGTAAGCACAATATGTCGGCTCTCTGGCTCGTTGGTTCGGCTGTCGGTAACCCGGCCGCTCTCCAGCGCATCAAGTTCACCGACTAATCACTTTCGGGGGAGTTTAAAATCCCCCAAAGCGACAATGCGAAGCCCACTCCCCGCGCCACGGGGGGTGGGTTTCTTATTTTGACAGTGGGCTAAACCCATGTCGGGAATCACGGACGAATGGGCTTTAGACGCCTCGGAGATCCTTTCCGAGATACCTAAGGCTGTGACCGTTAAAAACGTCCCAGCAGGGACGCCAGTGGCCTTAAACGCCTTGATGTCGCAGCCAGCCATCATGCAGGACTTGGAAACGGGTGGTTTCTTAAACCATACGTCTTTCGACATGAAGTTCCTGCGGACGGACGCCGCTGCCAACCCGGGGCTGATTGCCTTCGGGAATGTGGTGGCCTATGGGGGTCAGGAGTTCCGCATTATGACGGTCACCGACCGTCTGCCCTCCGCCTGGGTCATCGTCAAAGTCCAGACGAAGGTTCAGTAATGGCCTTGGTGGTCACAGTCCGAAAGGGCGTCAAGGTGGACTATACGGAGTTCGCCAAGCACATTGCTTTGTACATGATGGTAATGCGTAAAAGCATTACGGACGTCGTAAAGCAGCAGGCGCGGCTGTTTGCCAAGGATATGTGCGACTTTACTCCTCCGTTTTCGGGAGCGGTACCTGCCATTAGCAAGGGTGGCGAAGGCGGGTTTGGAAACAAAGCTCGCAACAAAGGCCAAGCCGCTGTCAGCCGGGATGTCCGCAAGATTTTCGCTCCAATTGCCCAAGCCCCTGCCGCAGGGGTGGCCGCTGCCGGCAATGTCGGAGTCCTGAACGCCTGGGCAACCGCCAAGCTGAAACTGCCAGCCCCGCACCAGCCCGAATACATTTTCAAGATGATCGCCGAACGTGGCATCATTGGCCAAGGTGAGTTTGACTACTTCAAGCGAATTGAGGAAAGGCAGGGTTCACCGCGCACCCGTTTCCTCATGGGTACGACCCAAGGCTCCATCAAGTCCATCCACGAACAGAGGCGCGGCAAGCCGTCCTACAAAGTCTACGAGACCGGCAAGACCGAAAAAGTCTATGTGGATGACTGGAAACCAGTAGAAAGATATATTAAGCGAGTCCAGCAGCGCGTTGGCAAACTGAAGTCTGGATGGTACTACGCCGGCCAAAAGCTCGGAAAGATGCCCACTTCCGCTTGGATTGCCAATCAGGGTGCAGGCACGATGGTCTATGCCCCTCGCCTAACTGGCCCTGATCCAATCGTAAAACTTGGTTCCACCGTAGGCCGTAACTACAGCCAAGGTTACCACTTCATGCGTATGGCCATGAACCACCGGGCCTTTGCCATGCGTGTGGCCATGCTCAAGCATCTTCAGGCACCGCGCAACCACGGCAAACTTATCGACGTCATCCGCCGGCTCCAAGGCGGCTTTGATCTATCTCTTACCAATACACCATAATGCCCGCCCCTACCTTCTTCAGCTTTCGCACCGTCCTTGAGAACAAGGTGGCCGCTTACTTGACCCCGCTGTTCCCAGGCGTGACCGTCCACAAGGGCGTGACCGACGAGATTCGGGTCATCCCCATCATCATTGCTCACGCCGAGTCCAGCCAAGCCGTTGCCGACCTAGGTTCCAACACCCTTGGCAATTACACGGCGACCCTTAAACTGTACATCTACTCTTCAGCCGACGACGAGACCCTTGAAGCCCACCGGGCTAGGGTCGTCGAGGTGATCGGAGCCATGCGCGATGTGCTGGCCCTCCAGGCACTCTGGAACCCTACCACGGACGGGCAGCTCTACGACCTTTGGATTGCCAATGACGAGGAAGGCATGAGCCAGCGTCGTTACGGGAATGTCATCGAATACACCGTCTGGGGGGTCATGCCGACCGCCCCTTGACACTTGGCTAAACCCATACGACTATGCCTGGCACCTCTAAAGATTATGGCGTGGCTCACTTTTACGGGCTTCGTGACACTCGCACTTATATGACCGTGCAGTCAGACTCGACTGCCCAGTCTTTTAAACTGGATGTTGAAGTTCCTGACGAGTCTGGCCGTGTTATCACCGACCGCCTAGACGACCTTTTTATTGAACTTTCTATCGAAGGAGTTTTGCTTGCCTCTGATCTGATTCCCCAAAACGGAGATACGTTCACTTATGGCGGTGTCACTTGGATCACGAAGTCTATTGAAGACAAGGGTACCAACAAGGACTTCCGTAAAGTTTCCGTCAAGGGCGTCAAGTATCAGGAAATCCTCTAATAGGCTGGCATCCGATGGATGCTCGCTATCTAAAGGCTACGACCGTCCTGTCCCACCAAAACATGGTGTGCGGCAGGACGCTTCGTGCTTTCTGTTTGCGGCATAGGGTTGCCTTGGAGGCAATCAAGTCTCCGTTCATTGATCCTGTAAATAGCAAGTTTGACCCGGTGCAGGTTGTAATGGCTGCGCGAATTCTATCGACCTACGACAAGGAGGAGATGGCACGTCCTCTCTCCCTTATCGAAAAATTGTACATGGCCCGTATGGCCATGAGCAAGAAGTACTACTCGCGCTGCATTGGAACCATTATAGGGTGCATCCAAGTCTCCCTTTCTTACCCGAAGTTCTGGGAAAAGGATGATAATAAAAAGGAAAACAAGAAGTTTGAATCTATTCCATTTCCCTTGTCTTGCGTTGCCAGCCTGTGCCGTAACGGCGTTAGCTTAGAAGAAGCCTGGACGATGCCGGAAGGCGAGGCCGTATGGATGTCGATTGCCAACGCCATTTACAACGGTGCTAAACTTGATGTCTTATCCACAGAAGAGGAAAAGGACTTGGAAAAGTTCAACGAGCAAATTGAATCCTACAAGAAGGCCAACAATCATAACTAACGCATATGGCCGATCTATCAGTAACAATTGGGTTAGACCAGAAAGAGTTGGAGAAAGGTCTTGCCGACGCCGGTAAGTCCATCGGCGGTATGGGCGGCAAAGGCGATGCTGAAAATCCTTTCCAAAGTGCTGCCAACCAGCTCGGAACCGCGCAAGGTATTGGTAGCCTGGTGGCTGGCCCTATCGGTGGAATGATTGGCGGATTTATTGACGCCTTTGGTGCCATGATTTCTTCGGTCATGGCCAAGGTAAAAGAGCTGGCGGACTACGCACAACAAATTCGCAGAATCTCGCTTACGACGGGCATTAGCATTGATCAGGTTCGCCAGCTTGAGTCCATCGGCCAGGCGTTCGGCGTTAGCCTTGAATCCATGTCCCGGTCGGTTGTCGAGTTCACGCGCCGCATGGGTGAAGCCCGAATCAAGGGCGGAGAGGTGACCAACCTTCTTGCAAAGATGGGTGTTGGTATGAATGAGATTGCAGACGGAAGTTTTGATGCCACCAAGGCAATGAAGTCATTGGCTGACTCTTACGCAGCCGGAACTGACGAGGCGACATTGCTGTATTACGGCACCAAAATGTTTGGTGATTCGTTCAAGGAACTATTGCCCATCATCAAGGCTGGTTCCAAGGCTATTGATGACGCCGCTTCCACTTACCTAACCGCAAATGAAACGGCCACGGGGGCATTTGGCAGGTTTGGTCAAGATATGGATAATTTTGGTCGTTCCTTTAAGAATTTCTGGATCAACCTTGTTGGTTCTGTAGTCGAAGTTTTTGAAGTGGCCATTTCCCGCATCAACAACATGAACGATGCTGGATTTTGGAATCCTTTTGAGTCACCTGAAGACAAGGCAAAGCGCGTCATTAAGAACGCTCCTAAGTACATGACCAACGAGGAAATCATCAAATTCGCCCTTAAAAATGATTACAGCGAATCCGAACAAGAAGACGCTCGTAAGGAACTTGAAAAACAACTGAAGGGTGATGGCAAGAAACTAACCCCATTTGGACTTTCCGAGGCCGGCGCGGCGTCCCAGCTCCAGCAGATGGGCGGGGGCGACATCTTCGGGGCGGTGGCCTTTACGCCTATGGAACGGATTGCTACGGCAACCGAAGAGACAGCCAAAAACACCCGTCCCGATCTTACACCCGCCACGCGCACCCCTGACGAACTATCCCGATAACCATGTCTTCAGCTTCTAACACAGTAATTAAATATGGGGATTTTCTAAATACTCCCGTCCCGCAACCCGGATGGCAGGTCGAGGCCGACGGCTTTGGGCTTCTCCAGGCACAATGTAAATTTAAGTGGGACATCAGTAAGCGAGGTTTATTCCCGACCACATTTAAAAAGGGTTTTAAACTTTCAAATTTTATTCCAGGCGTTGAATCACCCTATTCCAATATGGGTCTTTGGAGGGCTAACATGACAACCGACAAGAGTAATGTCTTAACCATCACGGCGGATTTCTGCGGTATTGATCCTAGCGTAAACGGAGGATCAAAAACAGAAACCCAGATGGCTATGACCGGGGCAACTGGCTCCGAACCTATCGAGCATCACCCTAATTTCTTAGTGCAGAACCTTGAGACTGGTGCTTACAGTATGAATGTTCTTGCTGGGTTTCCTCCTGCTTCTGGATGGAATCCATCGCTTACACCTGCAATCAATCCAAGTAGCGGCGTTGGAGGAAACCCCAATCGCGCACTCTGGACACCCAAAGTCGCCAATGGGGGTGCAACGCAAGGTCAACAGTTTGTGGGCTTCTTGCCCAACCAAGACCCGGCAGAGTATTCCGCTGGAAATATTAACATTAAAGCTGGCATTAAGAATTACTATAAACCGTCAAACACGATGCGTTGCTTGTTTTATGTTGATACTGAATCTGCCGCACTGGCTTTTGCATCTTATGTTGGATGGACGACAAGCGGTGCGGTCTATCAAGTTCCTAGCGCATACCAACAACTTGCCACAGGTGGGTACGGGGGATGTCTTATTTATAAGGCCGTCTGGCAATCGCAAATTCGACGAGCATTCCTCATCACGAATTGCTCAGTTGAACAATTTGGAGGCATTTGGAAGCTGACCGCCGATCTGATGCTCTCTGGATTGGGTGGCTGGGATAGGGACATTTATCCTAACCTAGACGGGCCTACCTAATGCGTTCTATAGCCGGATTTAACGGATCGTCCATCAATGGTTCCTTTGCAGCAGGGGAATCCATTTCTGCCTCCGCGCTGAACAAACTCGCCACGGGTATCGATGCTACCCGTACTATGCCGAGTAATGATATCCTCTTTCAGGCTAATACTAATGGTACTGCGTACACGCTGCCACAGCAGGTATATTACGGCCCTACGGGTAGCCCACTAGACCCTAGATTAGACGACGACAAAGTCACCATTCAGCCTGGTACCGTCAACCGTTACATCCCGAAGATTGATGGGAATTATATTGATAAGGTTCCAGCTCCGAAAATCACTGTCAGTGCCGATGGCTATATTTTGGTTAAGGTGACTCACGAACCTCAAAAGTATTTTCCACGGACGGCTGAAATCGTGTTTCTTCCCGTTGCAACTCCCCCGGTTGATGTTGATACGATTAGTTACTATCCTCTGGCCAAGGTTAATAAAAATGAAACGGGCGGAATAACTTCTTACTCTTTGCAATATTTCAGCAAAGGAAACCTAATTGTTAACCGACTAAAATCCGGCCAAGGCGCGGCGACTTGGTGGTGGGACGTCATCAATTAAATGTTTGATCCTTGGGAGCCAGCCACGCCGTACTCCCCGGGGGCGTTAGTAAGTTATAACGGATTAGAATATTTCCGTTCTAATTTCCCCCTCACACAAACGATGGGTACTCCTCCAAATCAGGAAATGAGTACCGACCCTCAAGGAACCCCTATCAGAACTTGGAGTCTCTGGGGAGTACAACCAGAAGCCTACAACCCTAAAAGAAACAGGCTTGTCCCTCGTTACTTTAGGCTTGTCGAAGAAAACCCTCAAACGACTCCCAATACATACCAAGGGATGACGGATTTCCAGCAGAGTGCTTACGACAATGAATTCAATAATCCCAGCCAGTTTGATTTGGATTTAACGAGAGGCTATGCCCTAGAGATGGATCAGGACGGAGCTGGGTTCTTGCCGGTGCCGCAGGACAAGTGCGGAGTATGCTTGCAACAATGGCAAGAAATTGGAGACCCAAAAGTAATTTTTCCAGAAAGAGGGGTTGGTGCAGCATTATTCTATCGTATCAACCTTATACTAGTAAATGGGAAGTGGGTTCCAGATTCAAACGCGCAAAAGCCTTATGTATATTATGTTTTTCTTATCTTTAACCATCCCCTTTATTTTCGTCGCTCGTTTGAATTGTCTTATCGTTATTCAAACAGATTAGGGATAGAATTTGAAGTAACTCATACTTACACTCCTACGGACGATAATTACGGGAGGGCAGGCGGAAATACTTACATTTTCCCAAACAATGGGACTGAGACTTATTTTCAGCCTAGCAACGCCGCCTGGACGTTCCAATTAGCAACAGAATATGATAACTTGGTGTCTATTTGGATTAAAGAGATTGAGTCTAATGACTGATTTGGGCTTATTGACATACGGCTAAACCCAAACGGCGAACCTATGTCCTGTACCCATCATCAGTTTAAGCGTGGGGTCACCTTTAATGGGGTGGGAACCTATACCACGGAGCCAGGCTGGCCGGCAGACCTTACTGGGGTGACCATCGTCACCGCGCTGCTCGACGCCCGTAACCAGCTCCACTATCTGGATGTGGCCATTACCAGCCCTACCACCTTTACGGTTTCCTCCAACCTGACCCAAGAATGGCACCCCGGAACCGCTTACTGGGATATCAAGTTTTACGAAAATACGACTGAAATTTTCTATTCGGCTACCGTCCGATTGGAAATTTTGCCCAACGTCACCCCTAACAAAGTTTCTAACTGATGTCCTTCACAATCAGCATTAACGACCAAGCCGCCTTTGAAGTCCAGTTTGCTGGCCCTGCCGGCCCGACCGGCCCTCAAGGCCCGCAGGGCATTCAAGGCATTCAAGGCATCCAAGGCGTCAAGGGTGATCAAGGCGACCAAGGCATTCAAGGTATCCAAGGCATTCAGGGTATTCAGGGTGTCAAGGGCGACAAAGGTGATCAGGGAGACCAAGGCATTCAAGGCATTCAAGGTATCCAAGGTGACAAGGGCGACCAAGGCGACCAAGGTGACAAGGGTGACCAAGGCGACCAAGGCCCCAAAGGCGATCAAGGAGATATTGGCCCCAAGGGCGACCAAGGTGATCCAGGCGTTGGCGTTCCTGCTGGCGGTACAACGGGTCAGTCTCTCGTCAAGTCCAGCAATTCCGATTACTCCACCGCCTGGGCCACGGTCTCCAGCAGCACAGCATGGGGCAGCATCACTGGCACCCTCTCTTCCCAGACCGACCTTCAGAACGCGCTGAACGCCAAGCAGTCGACGGCTGGGATGACGTCCTATTTGAGCAAGGCGGGGAACCTCTCTGGCCTTACCAGCCTTTCCACGGCCCGAGATAATCTTAACCTAGGTACGGCCAACACCCCCGCTTTTGCTGGCCTTGATGTCCTCGGCAGCGGAGGCAATCAAACACACCTGACGCCGACTAGCCTTACGCTGACGCAGACTGGCTCTGGCATCTTCACGATCCAGCCATCTCAGGGTATCGTCTTCCCAGACTCGACGGTGCAGACCACTGCCTACCCCGGCCCGGTCGGAGCTACGACTT